GATAAATTTTATGCCAAGTAACTGGAAATTTTTAAAGTGTTTAGTGGTAACCTGTTGGGAGAGTTTTGTCGATTATTGGAAATGGGTTTTCTTAGAGTCTGATTGGACCTCGGTCCGTGGACCGATGCCCGCGTTATTATTGTTAACGTTGTTGATATGGTGTTTACAATGAAAATGTTTTTTGTAATTACTGTAATGTTAACATTTAATAATGCTGACATACGGGTTGAACGTGAATATAAACAGAAAAGCTTCCAGGATACCTGGTCTTGTCACGAATTCATAGCAGAAAATAAAATGACGTTGTTACTACCACACATACAAGCATACGGGGATAATTTACGTGGGTTTGAGTTTTATTGTGAGTCTAGATATGCGGAGGAAGTGTGAACGCTTATAGCAATGGTGAAATAGACGCAATTAACCGGATTAATCGGTCGGGTAAACTGTTTAAAGAACCGTTGAGCGCGGCTCGCGGAGCTTATTATTCTTTTGACGCCGAAAATAACGACAATATAGTAGAGATTAAACGTAGAAACTTCACAAGTGATCATTTTTTTGCACAAGAAGGTGTAATTATAGAACGTTCTAAGTACAATGATCTTATGACAATAGCTGAAAACAACAATAAAAGGGCTTTATATTGTAATATATTCACGGATCGTAAGGCGGTTATATGGAATTTATCTGAAATGACAACAAATAACTATGATTTTGGGTGGCATAAAAAAGGTATGAACAGAAGAACTTTTGAGTCTGAGGATAAAATAGATAAAAGTGTTGCATTATTGCAACTATCAGACGCTACGGTTGAGGCTACAGTATAGGGAGATTTAGGGGGTACCTATGTTTATTTTTAACGAACTTGAAATGACTACGGTAACGGTAGATTTAAGGTTAAGTGTATGAAAGTATTAATGAAAAGGTCTACCGTTTTACTTTTTGAAAACGGTAGAAACGGTAGAGTAGATTCAGTTTTTGGCAGTTTTCTCCCACTTGGCGTGCGAGAGCTTTTTTCTCATTTTTTACGAACACTAGGGGTCCCTAATTTCCCCTATACCACAGCCTCAAATACAGGTATAAAATAATATGAGCAATGAAATACCACCAATGGTCAATGTAGTCTGGTTGGATACTAATGAATGTAGTATGTCCACGTGGCAAAGCAAAGAAGAGTTGTTAGATAGTAAATTTTGTACAGTTGATTCACTCGGTTATCTTATTGCTGATAAAGAGGATTGTGTAATCATTGCAGGCGATAAAGATACTTACAATAAAGACGATATTTATGGTAGAGCCCAAGTAATACCTAAAGGTGTGGTGCTAGACATACAATTCTTATCCAAAAATGAAGACAATAACTGAAGATATATTAGATTGGTCTAAAAACTTTATAGAAAAACCTAATGAATACTTAGGTAACGTACCGGTATGTCCGTATGCTGCTAAAGCCCGTCAAGACAATGCTCTTAAAATATTGGAAGTACACAAGAACTACAATCTTATAGACAAGATCGTAGAGGGCATAGAACTTATAAAAGACCCAAAAACAGACATAGTTATAGTAGCCTGTAGTGATATAGAAATAACAGTAGAAGAATTAAGCATACTTATAAATGGTTATAATATTATATTCGTACCACAAGATATATATTTAATGGCTTCTCACCCATATGATGAAGAAGAAGACGAGCCAGTAGAATTTCTAGAAACAAACTGGGAACCAGAGAATGATTTTTTGATGGTGTTAATTCAAAATTATGATAAGTTAGAGCGTGCCAGTGATATGATGCGCAAAAAGGGATACTATGATAAGTGGCCCTTAGACTATTACGATGGCACAGTTAATAAAAGAAAATCTTATAGGAGATATCGCAATGCGAGGAATGAAAAAAAGAATGAATAAAGGCGGCTTAACAGGCGGTCAAAAATCACTTGATAAAAACAAAGACGGTAAAATTTCAGGCGAAGACTTTAAATTAATGAAAGCTAAAGGTGGCTCAGTTAAAAAAAGAGTTAAAAAGAAAAAGAAGCCTACTAAAAAACGTGCTAAAGCTATGGGTGGCGGTATGATGAAAAAAAGAATGAAACGTGGAGGTAAGGCGTAATGGCTAAGGACACACACGTAACTAAAGACGGTAGAACAGTTAAAAAAGGTTTGTATTATTATATGAACCAAGCTAAGAAAAAAGGTACAAGCAAAAAAGGCAAAGGTACTGTTACAGATAAAGCGTTAAGAGAATCTGCTAAGACTGCTAAAAAACCTACAAAGAAAAAGAAAAAAAAGAAGAGTAGCTGATGGCTATTTCTCGGGGGCAAATACCAAAGACCACTACTGGCAAAGGTGCGAACTATCGCAAAACTAAATCAGGCGCAGGTATGACAGCTAAAGGTGTAAAAGCCTATAGAAAAGCAAACCCCGGAAGTAAACTAAAAACAGCAGTAACTGGCAAAGTAAAAAAAGGCAGTAAAGACGCAAAGAGAAGAAAATCTTATTGTGCTAGATCTGCTGGTCAACTAAAAAACAGTTCTGCTAAAACTAAAAACGATCCTAATTCTAGAATTAGACAGGCGCGTAGAAGATGGAAATGTTAAATGAAAAGATTAGATGTCGATGAAAACACCGCAATCTCAATGCCGGCACGTAACCTTATTACTATTATTGGCGCTTGTCTTGTGGGTGCTTGGTTCGGGTTTGGCGTCATTGAGCGACTTAATAATATAGAAACAAAACTACAGCTTATGGAGAAAGACCTAGAAGCTGCTAATGCTTTTATTGACGGAGTCCCCAAAGGCGATATGGTCAGTCCACAGGTCCAAGAGCTCTATATGTTGGTTGAGTACCTAGCTGAAGCTACCGAAAAGCTTAAAGAACAAATGGAATCGGAAGTACCATTGATATTAAAAAACGAAATGATTATACAATTTCACGAAGATCGTATTATAGATTTAGAGGAAAGAAAAAATGGGAATCATTGAAACAGTTATTATACTTAGTTTATACGTCTATGATGGCGGCAATAAAAACATAGAAGGTTGGTATCACCAGGATAACATCAGCACGTGCCTCACAGCTAAGCGCCTAGCTGAGCGTAACTCCGGCAATCAAGTACAATATACCTGCACGTTAGAACAATGTATGATGACAACAGATCAAACAGGCGTTAAACATTGCGATAAAATTGTTAAAGATTGATAATGAACGATATTTTAACAATACAGTGGAAAAACATTTGCTAACTTAGGGTAACTATACTATAACTTACCCTATGGGTTTACCAAAAAAACTTACCGAACAACAAATTAAATTCTGTCAATTACTTGTATCAAACGAAGGTCGTATGACCCAAACAGAATGTGCTAAAGAAGCAGGTTATGCAGACAACAGTGCAGCAGTCAAAGCTTCCAACTTAACTAATCCAAATAAATATCCTTTAGTTGCTAAATATATTGGCGAACTACGAGAAGAAAACCAACAAAAATATGCAGTGTCTTTTGAAAGACACATTACTGAACTAGCTAAAATTAGAGAAGCCGCGTTACAAAAAGGTGCTTACAGTGCAGCTGCTAATGCAGAACATATGAGAGGTAAAGCTGCAGGACTTTACATAGAACAAAAAATTATACGTACAGGTAAACTAGAAGACTTATCACTAGAAGAACTAGAAACTAAAATGAGAAAGATATACGAAGACAATAAAGTATTATTAGAAGGAGACTACCAGGTATTAGACGATGGCAAAGCAGTGGAATAAATCAACAACACACGAGCCTGGTCCAAAGAAACGTACTTCAATAGGTAATTCAATTAGGACAAGACCTAAAAATAAACACAAACGTAGAATGTTTAAAAAGAAAATAGGACAAGGCACAAGATGTTAACACGTTATCAAAACCCAGAAAATGGTTCACCTTGTTTTATTATACACAATGTTTTCACAGCAGAGGATTGTAAAAATATTATTGACGAATATAAAGACCAAGTACACAAAGCGACTCACGACGATGGTAGTGGTGGCTTAACAGACAACGATAACTCTGTTAGATCTTCTCAAGTTTCTTGGATTAACAACACATCAATTTCACAAAAACTTAATGATATGATGACAATCGCTAATCACAGTGCCGGTTGGTCTTATGACATAACTTCACACGAACACCACCAATTCACAAAGTACGAACCCAACGATCATTATTCTTGGCATTATGATGGTAGTGGATGTAATTTTTCTAAACGATCTTTTACTTTTGGTGAATTAAAAAGTTTAACACAAACATCAAACCCTGGTTGTATTAACACAGTTAGAAAAATATCAGCCAGCGTCCTATTAAATGATGACTTTTCAGGAGGTGAATTTGATTCTGTTCATCTAGAGGATGGTGTAGCAGTTAAAAAAGAAATCAAACCCAAAACAGGTGACGCTATCTTTTTTCCCTCACACATACAACATAGAGTACGACCAGTAAGAGTAGGCACAAGATATAGTTTAGTCTGTTGGTTTGCGGGGCCTCCATTTAAATGAGTAATTATAGTATAAGTGTGCATAGATACACCGTTAATAAAATGATGCAGGTATTGCAAAGGTTCACTGAATCTGAAGAAGGCGCTGAAGCTACAGTACAAATGATTTTGCCCGAAGGACGTAATCCGTTGCAAAAAGAATTCAATATTAAAGAAATTAAACTGGTTGAAAACAAACTAATTGGACCCGCATACGACAAATATAGGCTAATGATTTTAGTGGAGTAGTTACCCTGAAAAATGAATCAAAACTTTGGCAAAAAGTTAAGAAAAATACACCTAATATAACCTGGACAAGAGTAGAGTCTTGGGCCAGTTTTGGCTTTCCTGATCTGGTTGGCTATACTGAAAACTCTGGATTTTTTACCGTTGAATTAAAGGTAACTAAGGGTAATAAAATAACCTTCTCACCACACCAAATTGCATTCCATATCAAGCACCCGACAAACACCTGGATCATAGCCACCACCCACGATCAAAGACTCCCGATACTTTTTCCAGGCTCCGCGATCCTTGCGCTTGCGGCCGACGGCTTGAGCGCTTGCGGGCCCACCCGCCCTGTGCCCTGGAACGAGCTTGAGGCCCAGCTTGTGCCTGAGCCCTGTGGATAACTTGTGCCCTGTGCCTGTAACCTGTGGATAACTTGTGCCTTGAGACCTGACCCTGAGCTTCTGGACCAGCTGCTCCGCGCCCCGTGGGGCGCGCGCATCTTTGCAGGTGAAAGGATAAAATAACCCTGCTTCAATTTATTATTTCGGACGGGACCACAAAGCCGCTAGCGTCGTGTCGGGCTTTGCCTTTAGCGGTCAGGCCGATAATGACCCCGGGCCCCGCGTCGGTAAATCTGGCGTCGTGTTCGTCGCCATCAATAACTGGAT